TCATATCTTCCGACTATCGACAGAACAGACCTGATAGAAGAATACAATGAAGAAAGTTCTGAAAGACTTGACGAATAGCTGGAAAGCGTGCTACACTAACTACTAAGTAGTCTTCATAGACACTTCAAAGCAAGACTTAGTAGTTAAATACCATTTATAGTTATATACATATAAAGTATATTACTGAGATGTAAACTTTAAAGAGGCTGAAATGGCAAACGATAGATATATTATTGATAATACTATTACTGATGAAGACTATTCAGTATGGCAAGAAGAGTTCTATTTATGGTCTTCATGCAATGATGTTGCTGAATTGATAGTAAATAAAGGATATAATAATGTTATGTCAGTTATTACTGAGTTAGTGGCTTCAAAGTATAAAGTAAAGCAAGAAGTATTTGATAATTTATGATAATTGCTTTAGTAACTATTCTTGTTGTCTTAATTAAAATGAGTATTTGATATGAATGAGAAACAATTTGAAGATTTATTCGATAATGGTGATTTAGATGAACAATATTCTGAATATCTAATGAGCCATGCTTCAATTGGTAATGGTAATATGCTCATTAGAGCAATGGAGAATCACAGTATGTATGACGACTTTAAAGAATCTGTAGTAACTGTGTGGCCCTTCCCATTAACACTACCAGTAAAGCAGCCCAATGCCCCTTTACCAAGGTTTAACCCGAATAACTATGAAGACGCACCGCTATGAAAACACCACACAAACACGCAGAAGCCCTAGCGCAACCAGAGCCTAAGCCAAATGCTACACGCCCTTGCCGAAGCTGTGTCGGGACTGGTTTAAGAGATACAGGGGTTGATGAAGCCCCCACCGCAATCTGTAAGCCGTGTGATGGCACTGGGCAAATTGCTATCGCAGCGCAACCAAAGCGCGAGTGGGTTGGGCTGACACCTACTGACTTTGAAAAGTTAGAGAAACTGTATGGAAATAAAGTTTCGAATGGCTTTGTTTTTGCAGACATCATTTGTTCTATTGAAGCCTTGTCGAAGGAGAAGAACACATGAGTGGTGGACATTTTGATTACAAACAATACGACATTGATTCAATTTATCAGGATATTAAACAGCTAATTTTGGACAATGATTCCGATGAAGTGAATGAATGGGGTGGTAGTAAAGGACGTGGATATACGAATGAAACTATTTTGGAATTTAAGCGTGCTTTAGAGTTTTTACGTCTGGCTCAAATTTACACACAGCGTATTGACTGGCTCGTATCTGGGGATGATGGTGAAGATAGTTTTCATCGTAGATTAGTAAGTGATCTGAAGGAGAAGAACGCATGAACGATATATCACACAGTGTTGAGACTATTCAGGGCCTTTTTCCTATTAAACTAAATGAATATGTTTTAAAAGACACAGTAAATGTAGACTATAATGAAACGGAGCAGACCGATGAACATTGGTTTAATATGGATGAATACTTTGACTAACAATAAGGAGTAATTAAATGAAACGATTAGAAAAAGAAGTAAATGTTGATAACAAACCTGTGGTATACTTTATACCGCCAGCAAAGTTCTTTGACTATTGTGGTAATCCCAAGCACCCTGTAGCTCGTGTGTTCACGCTGAATCACTACGCTTTAGGAGCACAAGATGTGAGGACTTCTATCATTAAGAAGAAGTTTAAATCAGGAGCATTTGAAACACTCAATACTTTCTATAAGCCAATTACATTTCAACCAGATACCTTCAATAATGAAACAGTACCTACAAAGCCAATCGTTGCCCAAGAGTCAGTTTCTGAAGCACATTCCATGCACGCAGTGTGGGAGTAGTGATGCAGCTTCTCTCTACAGTGATGGACACACTTATTGCTCTGTTTGTACCGCATATTCCTCAGGTAACAGCGACGAAGACAGCGACAGAGTAAGTTACAGTAAATCAAGCGTTAAATATAACAAGAGCACAGTACCGATGGAAATTACAGGCACTATTAAATCAATTCCTGAGCGTAACATTACACGCTCAACGTGTGATAAGTATGGAGTAACTCAAGAGAATGGACGACACTTTTACCCTTACACTAACGGAGCAGGAGACACAGTTGCTGCTAAGGTTAGAACCGTTGCAGATAAGTCTTTCACTATCAAGGGGTCATTTAATGAAGCTGTCCTCTTCGGGCAGAGCTTATTTAACTCTGGTGGTAAAGCCGTTACAATCTGTGAAGGAGAACTAGATGCTCTTGCAGCTTTTCAGATGCAAGGTAGCCTCTACCCTTCAGTGAGTGTTCGCAATGGAGCACAGGCTGCTTTAAAGGACTGCAAGGCATCATTTGAGTGGCTCAACAGCTTTGATAGTATCGTTATCTGCTTTGACAGTGACGAACCGGGTAAGAAAGCCTCTAAAGAAGTGGCTGAACTGTTTTCCGGCAAGGCCAAGGTGATGAAGCACTTGTCAGGCTTTAAAGATGCCTGCGACTACCTTTCACAGGGTAAAGAGAAAGAGTTTACTAACGCTTGGTGGAGGGCTGAAGAGTTTAAGCCTGATGGACTTGTAAATGGTACTGAACTGTGGGACGAACTACGAAAGCCACAACAGAAACCAGATGCTCACTGGCCCTACCCCACTTTGGATACTATGCTCGGTGGGCTGCGTAAACGAGAACTTGTTACTATTGCAGCAGGGACAGGACAAGGAAAGAGTACGTTTCTGCGTCAGCTTATCCATCACTTGTTAATGACAACTACAGATAAGATTGGAATGGCATTCTTAGAAGAAAGCCCTTCGCGCACCGCTTTAGGAATTATGTCGATTGATGCTGGCAAGGCTTTACACCTTCCAGATACTGTATATACAGAGGAAGAACTTACTAAAGCGTATGACAATACTATGGGTACAGGACGTTGTGTACTTTTTAATCACTTTGGAAGCCTTGATATTGACAGCGTTATGAACCGCCTAAAGTGGATGGCTAAAGGAATGGACTGTAAGTGGATTATCCTAGATCACTATCAGATGATTCTTTCAGGTATGGATACAGATGAACGTAAGGGATTAGATATGTTGCTCACTAAGTTGCGTACCTTTGTAGAAGAGACAGGTGTAGGCTTATTCGGTATTAGTCATACACGGCGACAGGACGGGAAGGGGCTTGAGAACGGGGCTGAGATTACTTTGAGTTCTTTACGTGGAACACAAGGAATATCACAGCTTTCAGACGCAGTTGTAGGTCTTCAGCGAGATCAACAACACACTGACCCTAAAGTAAGGAACACCACCGAGATTAGACTACTAAAGAGTCGCTTTACAGGTGAAACAGGGCCAGCAGGAGCGTTATATTTTAATAAGGCGACTAATAAGTTGGAAGAAGTATATTTGGAGGTGTTATAATATGTGTAAGTTAATTAAAGGCTCTTATGAAACGTATCGTACTGGACATCGAGACAACACTAGATCATAAAACAATCTGGTTAGCGGTTACTAAAGACATTGACACACAGGAAATTAAGACATGGAACACACTCGACGGACTCTCGGACTATCTAAAGGACAGTATTCAGATTATCATGCACAGCGGGACGAGCTTCGACGCGCCAGTCCTAGCGAATTGCTGGAAGGTGAGAATCAAGAAGAAGCAGGTATACGATACGCTGATAGTAAGCAGGCTATTAGAGCCAAGCAGAGAGAGCGGTCACTCGCTAGAGAATTGGGGCGAGAGCTTAGGTATCGCCAAGATTAACTATAAAGCCGTATGGCAGTGGTTAAATGGTCGACGTGAAGAATATAAAGGAGAATGTTATGACAACCCTCACATGGGATTACTTGAAGATTACTGTATCAGGGATGTTGAAGTCACTGAAAGACTCTTTCATGCGCTTGAAGTGGCATTGAAGGAGAAGAAGTTCTCCGAGGATAGTGTTATTTTGGAGCATGAAGTAGCTGCTATCATTGGACAACAGGTACGCAATGGATTTAAACTGGATTTACCTTATGCAACTAGCTTACTTACTACAATCAAAGGAAAACTGGACAGCTTACAGGAGCAAATGCAAGAAAGATG